AACGAGTTGGCAACGTCAGCGTCGATGCTGGAGGCCAACTGGCTGATACGCGGCTTCAGCACGCGCTCGGCAAAGTCGTCCAACTGCATCGTCATTTCGGCGGTCGTGAAGTTGACGCCGATGTGCTTCTGCGAAGCAACCGTCAAGGTCGTGAACTGCTCGTTGTCGTCCTGAACTTGCAGGGCGGCACCGTCCGTCACAAGGGCGCGGTCCGGCAGACGGATACGCAGCGTGGTGCCGATCTTGGCGCCTTCGACAGCGTACGAGTCGTCGTACTGGCGGTTAACGTTACGGGTGATTACAAGGTTGTTCTCAAGAATTTCGAGAGCCTTTCTCGTAATCATATCAATTGTAAGAAGTGTATTAGCCACGAAAGTGTCTCCAAAAAGATGTTAGCGGTTACGCGCTTCCCACTGCTTAATCTGTCGCTGACGCTCGCGCTCGATCCACTCTGACGCACTCATGGCCGCAATGGACCGTGGGTCTGTCGTGTCGTAGACCGGAGCGCCAGTGCCTTTTGCCGTGACAGGCTTAATAGGCGGGGGCGCACTGGTAGTCTTCTTAACCGGGGCAGGACTGTCGGCCATTTTGGCCTCAATCTTCCCGATTTCCTTAGCCTGAAGGAACTGCGGTAAGCGGGAAATGCGCTCGGCTTCCTTCGGATTAGACCCCAGAAAGTAGGCTATATCTGGCCCCAATTCTGACGCCTGAATCGTCTGTGCCATCACAGTCGTGATCGGCAGCGAGTTGTTGTACGCGACTTGCTCGAAGTCGTCGTACTTGTCACGCGCCGCTTCTTCACGCTCGTGATACGCCTCTAAGAGAGCCATCTGCTCCCGCTCTGCTTCGCGTCGGGCGAGGAGTTCCGTTGCTTTGCGTTCGGCCAGAGCCTCGGCATAAGCCTCGGGGTCTTCGTCTCTGCTAGGCAGTGCGGCTGGCTCAACCGGGGTCGATTGCGCCTTTAGCACCTGCTCTCTTTCCCAACTCTTACGTGCTTTCCTTAGTCTTTTATCAATGACTTTATCCAAATCATCTTGTGTAAAGAGTTTTGGTTCAGTCTTCTCCGGCTCCGCTACCTCGGGGGTAGCATCTACGGTTTCCGGGGCTGCCGTAGCCTCGGGTTCCGACACGGCCTCTGCCGCTACAACTTCAGGGACTTGGTTTTCGTCCGACATAAACTTCCTTACGGAAACCTGATGAAACGCATCAGTACGGTAAAACTTTAACTTACTAGTTGCTCAGGCGCAACAGTTATGCCCGCATGTAGGTAATTTGCACGCTCCAAACGTCGTTTGTGGTCAAAGCCACTGGCGAACCGCTGGTAGCAAATGTTCCGTTATCTACTTGCATGGTAATGACGTTGTTGCCGCCATCAATTTCAGACCAGCCGTATCTAAAATTCGGGCCAGCGCTATCGTCAGTAATGCGCCAAGTGCCAAAATACTGGGCTACTCGCGGATCGCTTAACGCAACCGATGGCAAATCCAACTGAAGATTGCCACCAGCGCCAAACGAAGTCGTTGAGCCAACAAAAAGATAGGCGTTAAGAGTCACCTGTTTTTCGTTAATGTTGACAAATCCAACAGAAACTCCATTTCCTACAGTAATTGGCGTACCAGAAACCTTCCAAACCGGCGTAAAGTCACGATTCTCGTAATACCCGTATCGGTTGGTTACGGTAGTGCCGACTGTTTCCGCATAGTTGGCTACCGTCATTCCACGATAGTTCTGCGGCTTGACGTTTAAGTTGGTAATCAGCGCATCAAGGCGGATGCCGAATGACTGAGTTGGAACCGCTTGCTCGTCAATAAACGAGTTGGAACCAATGAACAGATTGTCATAAGCACTTGTAGTGCCGCCGACAGAAATGCCTTGCGAAAACGCAAACCCGGTTGAGGGAAGGCAATTTACAAAGTTGTTTTCGGTGATCTCAACAGCGCCCATTCCATTGATTGCGCTGGTAGTCAACACCACGCCAAACGTCCAGCCGTTGGCGTAGTTGTTCTTAACAACGATGTTCTTGTGCTTTTGTCCGGCAACCGCAGCCTGCGACGCCACGTTAAGAAACGCGGACGCCTTGTTAGTGCCGATTTTGGTGGCAATGTTGTTGGAAATTTGCACATCAGAAATCCCATAAAACGGGGCAATCTGAAAGGCAACCTTTAAGTCAGGGACAAGTCCAGTTGGAACAGTATCGTCTAACCCAACCGTGTTGCCATCAATTAGCACCTTCTTAATCAGAGACTCTGCGGCAGAGAATCGGAAGAAGTCGATGGCAGCAAAGTTAATTGGAGAGAAAGTGTTATTGGCAATAACAATGTTGTCTGCGTCGGAAGTCAAATTCGACGCAACCCACATACCTTGGAAATAGTTTTCAACAAGGTTGTTTGTGAAACGATGGTTTGCACCATGAATTTCATAAGCAACAAACGTCCCACTGTTTCCGGTAAATCCATTTGGGAACATTGTGTCAGCAGTAAAGGTATTGCCATCGCAAACAACATCGTTTGCCCAGCCAAAAATACTACTGTGATCGTCGCTATCGAGACCGTTATTCTTGAATAAGCAACCTCTGACAGTCCAATTCTGGCCGAGCGTCACACCCGGGATATTGCTTTGAGCCATGCCAATGCAAGTGACGCCAGCGGTATTTAAGAACTGGCAATTCTCAACTCGACAGTTGTCGATTCTTGCGGCGACTCCGCTAAATGTTCCCGTCACATGGATCATCGCTTGGGTATAACGACGGAATGACGCCGGAGCCAGCGGGCTAATTCTGTTATTAGCACCGTTCATGTCCATTATCAGGCCATAGAACGAGACGTTGGAAATCGGCACATTCGTAAAAAACAACGCCAGTCGTTTCGGAGCAGCCAGTGTTGAGCAGTCGTTAGCCAACTTAATGGTTGCGCCAACGTCGCCCCACAGCGACATGCCAGAACGCATGATGAAGGCGCAGGTCATTTGCCCTTCGCCCAGCGGCGTGCCTTCCCAGTCCTTTAGCGTGGCCGGAGTAACAAGGTACGTACCGGCAGGGAAATAGATGGTGCGGCCAGTAGACGACACTGCGTCAATAGCGGCTTGAATGGCAGCCGTATCGTTATTAACGCCGTCACCTACCGCGCCAAACGCTTTGACGGACACCATTTCGCCTATTTGAGCCAGGGTGGCTTTTTTAGTCACGCCGCCGTCAACAACGGGAACCAACGCGCCGGTTGAAACCGAGTTGGTAGCGGCAGGCAGTTGGGAAATTTTAATGGTAGACATGTCTTACTCCACCCAAGGCAGCGGTTTAGCGGCAACGACCGGCACATCCGGTGCTACACCATCCACATCCTTTTCGACGAATTCCTTATCCACTTGCGCCCAGACCCAACCAAGAACCTTGTCCTCGGTCAGATCGGCATATTGCACAAATGGCTCGCCCGGAGGGCCGAGCGTCAGTTTGCCGCGCATGGTGTTGTTGCCGTAGCAAGCCCATGCCACAGCCGTTACAACGTCGTTGTCCGGCGCGACGTACAAACCCTCAACTTTCCAGTTAGCCATTAGATAGGCACTCCATCAATCGTGATGTCAAACTCGTCGTTGGCTACGGCAGAAGCGGTAACCGGCGTCGGCTCAATAACCAACGGCACCTCGCCTTCTGGCAGCGTCGCAACGTACTCACATTCTACCCAAGCCATCTCGCTGTGGTTCCAGTTCCATTGGTAACCGGGACGATCCTCGGGCTTGGGATCACGCACAACCCACTCGCCGTTTAGCCACGCGACTTCCTTGCCTTCTGCTGCTTCGGGCTTGGCGGGAACTTCGTACCAACCCTTGTTGTTGTCGATGACTTCAACCGGGTAGTGGCCTTTGAAACTATAGAGTGTCATGGGCTACCTCACAGTACCGGGAACGCCGCAGTCGGGGCGGTGAAGTTGGCGGTGTAACGGGCAACGCCTTTGGTGATGCGAACGTCTTGCATATACCCATTCCATACGCCGGGGACGCCGACTCCATTGCTAAACCACCACTTTCCAATAGATTTTGCGGAAGTTGCTCTATTTACAATAGAACCGGAAATGCCCGTTAGATTTATATCTCTAGTGCCATTGATATACGTTTGCCAAGTAGTTCCAGAGCGAACAAATGCAACATGAGTCCATGTGTTTACTGAGATGGTTGTCGTTCCAATTCCATTGCCGCCGGGGTCAGCGTTAATTAAATTCCAAGTGGTTCCGTTGCTACTTGCCCAAATGTTGAATTTTTGACTGTTGTAGTCAATTCCGATGCTCCAATCTGTACCGCTACTGCCGTGATATATCGCCATACGGGATGTAACTGAGGGATATATCCACATTTCTATCGTGAAATCACCACTTCCAAACTCTAGGTTTACTGTTGGCCCGGTATTGCAATAATCCCCCGTTCCATCCAGATAAATAGACGAACCGCCAAACTTGCTCTGCGTCGTGCTGATCTGCGCGTTGCCCACCGTCTCAAGGTCGTTCTTGGACGTAGCGTCGTAGATGCCTGCGTTGGTGTAATTGAGCAGGAGCGAAGTGTTGGTGATGGCGGTGAGCGGGGCGGTAGGTATAGTAAAATTTGCCGTATACACAGCAGACCCTTTTACAGCGCGTAAACTTGCTAAATATCCTGTTAATACAACTTCGTCGCCGCCTTGATCCGCGCCAATTGTATAATCACCGGAAGAATTGAGTTCCGTTGAGCCAGAATTGGTTGCAGTACCGTCTATTGTTCCATTGATAAATAGCCGAATAGAACTTCCAGAGCGACTTGCAGCAACATGAGTCCATGCGTTTAATGGAATTGTTCCGGTTGATGTAGCAACAAACGAGTTTTGCATGAACCAAGTTAGCGTTCTGCTGTTGGTAATTTGCAGCATCCAATCAGCATTGGTTCCGTATTCAGTACGGCCAATAATTTGCGCGTATTGCGCTCCCGGCGTGGCGGTTAAATAAACCCACGCTTCAACACAAAAATCACCCGTTCCGAATTGCAGGGCAGATGTGCTTGCAATACTTAAATAATCGCCACTCCCATCAAAATACCCACTCCCGCCATACGTCGCTGCACTCCACGCTGCCGTGGGGTTGAACGGGCTAAAGGCTTGGACAGACACATCCCCGTTGCGCGTGATGGCAAAGGCGTTGCTGCTGTTGTCAATGAAGCGGTTGCTCTGACAGGTCAGCAGAGAGGTGTTGGTGATCGCGGTAAGCGGCGCTGTAGGGACTGTGTATGTTGCCCCCGAATAAACCGCCGTGCCTTTAACAACACGAGCGTTGCTAATGTAACCGTTTATGTCGTCCGTTATGGTGTTGGTACGGCCAATCTGCAATGCAGTTGAAGCATCGGTAAAATTTGAAATTCCCGTTGTTTGATTTATTCTCGTGCCATTGTGGTAAATACTTAACGTAGTGCCACTTCGCACGACTGCAACATGATTCCATACCCCTACCGACATTGTTGTAGTGGCATCAAAAATTATATCGGCACCTCTAACAAATCGAATGTTTGTGGCGCTTGTTACGCGCATCACCCAACCAGCCGGAGCGTTGTCGTATCTGGAAATTAGCCCGAACGCTGTAGCGAAAGAATTTGCGTTAAACCAGCATTCGACTGTGAAATCCGAACTGCCTATGTCAAACGCAGCACTACTAGCGACACTTAAAAAATCGCCTGACCCATCAAAAAAGTTACCCCACCCCGTCTGCGAGAACGGCGAGAACGTACCCTGCGTCGTGTTGCCGTTGCGGGTGATCGTGAAGTTGTTGGTAGACGAGTCTAGGAACGTATTGTTCTGCGCTCCGTTGGTGCCGTTACCGGGCAGCAGCAGAGTGGTGTACTCGAAGTTAGGGTCGCTAACTATCGCAGGCTTGGCTGCCAACAGAAGTTGTTGGATACCAGCCATGTTAGGAGACGTTCCCCGAGATCACGCAGACCGTGCCGCTGATAAAGAGAATCGTAGCCACGCCTCGGGTAGCAAGCGTCACCGTAGCCTTGTCCGCATCGGTGCCTGCAATGTACGCAGTCGTAATCGTGCAGGTAATAGTGATGTTGCCAGAGGTGTTGTTAAACACCGACACAATGTCGCCAGAGGCAAACGTTGCATCAGGAATCGTAATGCTGCCGCCAGTGCCAACACCGACAAACTTGCCTACGTCGCTAGTTAGCAGCGAATAGGAAGTCGTCTTGTCGGAGCCTGACTGCGGAACCTTACGGAAGCCCACAGCGTTAGTGCCGTCAGCCGTGCAGTTAGACAGGTTGCCCGAGGTCGGCGTACCAAGTACCGGAGTCACCAGCGTCGGCGTATTGGCAAACACCAACGCGCCCGTACCCGTCTCGTCCGTCATCGCAGCGGCAAGGTTGGCGCTTGATGGCGCACCAAGCCATGTCGCCACGCCTGTGCCAAACGAGGTGATGCCCGTGCCGCCATTGGCTACGCTGATCGGCGTGCCGAGGTAGCCGACAATATTAGCCACCGTCAGTTTGTAGTTCGCCCCGCCCCGAGCAATGACCGTCTCGTCGGTTGCTAATGCCGGTGCGCCTGAAGGCAGTGCGCTGATTTTAGTGTCGGCCATTTTTAATACTCCTTGCCAAGAACTTCTTTGGCAAACTGGTAGTCGGCGGCATAGTAGTCCCGTACAAAAGCCTTTAAGTCGTCTGTAGCCGGCACGTTGATTGGTTTGGCCCTGTTGAAGTGTTCAAATTTTTTATCGCCGCCCATGTCTTTAACTACTTCGGTAACCCCAGCAACCAAGTTGTCAAAGTCAATTAAATTGATTTTTGATATGTCTAACCAATCAACTTGTCTTAGTTTAAAAAACGAAAGATGTTGATTCTGAGGCTCATCAAAGTAACTTAAAAACTTGTCATAACTTAGATTGAAACCTTTTAGCGTACTTAAAAACCTGTCTAGTGGGTTTCTAAACACTCCGTACATTTTGTAATTTGCAATGTTAGGATAAAGCCTCACTGCGTCTTCATATTTAACATGGTGGTGATTTGGCAATGAAGAATGAGTGATTAACCTAAAGTTAAAAGACGCCAAAAAATCTTTCGTAGAAATGCTCCCGCATTTAGGCGGCAAAACAAACGCGATCTGCGCCTGCTTGTGGAACATCATTACGGCGCTTCCTCTGGCGGCAAGTCCCTTCCTATGCCCATACTCCTTGTAGGAAGAAGCACGATGTCCCAAGAAAGCGTACTTTCATTCCATGTATAGAAGTTACCGTCATCTGGATACGGTACAGGGGCTTCCCACTCGGTGGTTTCTTCGTTTAAGACCCATGACGGAAAAAACTTCGGGGAAATAAACACGTCTTTAACTGGATCGTAAACGCCACCAATAGCGGCATAACGGGCTCTGAATCGGTTGTTGTAGGATGTTTGTCGCCAAATGGTATCGGAGCCAAACAGTTCTTGGCAAAACGCGATGCCTTTGACTTCGCTTTCGTCGGTGCCATCCATCAGTTCTTCGTTATTAACAACGATGACCTGAAGCACGACGTTGTTTTCGTCAAGTTGAGCAAAATGAGCCATGCGTCACCAACGAATTGTGCCAGAGCCAGTAAAACGATAAATACGGTATCCACCAGAAACCGTATAAACCGGCGATCCAGTAGTAACCGCCTCTGCAAACGCATCGGAATAACGGATAACCACAACGCCGGAGCCGCCAGCGCCGCCAGGGCCGCCCGGAGATGGCGAGGTGCCGTTACCTCCTCCTCCTCCGCCTCTGTTAACCATGCCAGCGGTAGGTACAGTGTAATAACCACCGCCTCCGTTTCCGCCAACACCTGACCCGCCAGCGCCTTTGGTTCCACCACCGTCGCCGCCGCCACCACCACCGCCAGCATAGAAAAGACTGGTAAGCGTAATTGAAGACGCTTGCCCCAATCCGCCTGCGCCTGTGTCAAAAGAAAAAGGCGGATAATATGCGCCGCCGTCTCCTCCAACCCCGCCTTTGCCGCCACCGCCGCCAGCGCCGGTTCCCAAGCCGGACCGGGTATTACCCCCACCTCCGCTATTTCCTTGCCCTGCTGTTCCGGCACCGCCCCCAGCGCCATTACCGCCACCGCCACCGGAGCCGCCGCCATAACCGCCTTCACTGTCGATGCCACCAGTACCGCCGCCGGTCATCGTAACCACAGATGAAATAACAGAATTACTGCCGTTATTATCTGAGGCTCCGCCGCCGCCAACAGTGATGGTGTAAGTAGTGCCACGCACTACGCTAAAGGTGGCTCCAGCATTGCTCATGCCACCTGCGCCACCGCCACCGGCTACATAAGCGCCCGCGCCCGATGTTCTACCACCAGCACCGCCAGCAACAACAAGGTATTCAACGGTTGCAGGTACGGCAGGGCCGCTAGTTTTTCCAAGGCCAATAACAGACCCAAGCCCCAAGCGCAGGCCGTTACGAAGCGGTACGCCGTAATAGCGAGCCATTGCTTTAGTTCTGGTTGATCGGCTTTGCGTAGACCGTGCCAGCAGCGGACACCTGAATGGCGCTTACACGCCACGGAGCGCCCGTACCAGCGGGAACCAAGAACGGAATCGGGGTGTTAGCCGGAACCGGCGTGCTGCTGGTCGTAGCGGTAACGCCAACGCCAACTGCAACGTACGCATCCGACGTACACCACACCACAACGCCCTGCGGACCGGGGTCCCAAGTAGCGGTTGAACCAGCAGTGCCCGTGTAGGCCGCAGTTCTGGCTGGGAACAGACTGTCAGCAAGGGGATTAAGAAGTTCCATGTCGTTACCTCAAGCCAGAAATTTCAATTTGTAGATGGTTGACAGATACAAGCCAAAAATGGCGTCTAACAGGTTTTGCAGCGTTGTGTCGTCTTTACTGACGACTTTATACCGCATTTCCTCAAGTTCCTTAAGTTCCTTTTCCAAAAAGTCAAGTACGTTGTTTGACTTCTGGGCAGATGCTAGGGCAATCGGGCCAATCAGTCCGTGCCGACCCTGATACGCCTCGGCAAAGTCGTCTGCGAGGGGGATGATGCCCTCGTAGAACTTCTGTAGTGCCTTGTGTTTAGCGTAGTTACGGGTATTCAGGTGCGTGGAATGGGTCACATCCCGCGCTAAAAATAGCCGTCCGATAAAGACTTCGCAGGTCATTGCGGCGGTAACTCCATCGGCATTTGCGGTGGCATTTCCATCGGCATTTCAGCCTCTCTAGGAGCCGGGGCTACAAGGTCATTAGAGGACAGCATCCCGCTAATCGTGCCCATCACGATGTCTTGGATTTGCTCTTCGGACATACCCGCCTGAACCGCGCTGATACGCTTGGTTTCGGCGTCATACGCCTTAATCTGCGCTTCCTGCTCCTTAATTCGCAGTTCCGTGGCTTCCATCGAACGCGAGACGTTCTGGAGCATCTGGAACATCTGATCCATTTCAGCGCCCATTGCTTCAATCTGCTGGTTAGCAGCCTGCAACGCTGGGTCTTCGTCAGGATCAGAAAGCAACTTAGGATCAATCGTTTTAGCAAGACGCTTGGCGATTTCCTGCGCTCCCGGCCAGTCCATGTTCTTGACGAACAGGTCGCCTGCCACGCCCCAGAGGTTCGGGTTGGCTTGCAGGATTTGCGACATCGCGTCCATCGCCTCTTGGCGCTTGGTCATGTAAGACGGGCCAGTCGTGACGGCTACGTCGTACTTACCAACGGACGGGTTGTAGATTTTTTCAATGACAACGCCAGCCTGATCCATCAACTTACGGACAGGCTCTTGCTGCATCGGGTCGATACGCACCGTCGAGGTTTCCCCGTCGATGCCGATGATGCGAGCGATACGCTGGGTATCGTAAATCTTCGGAATCAAGTCAACGAGTTGACGCGTAACGTAGCGGATAGCGCGGGCAAGGTTATCGACGTAATGATATGACCCCGTATCGCCCTGACGTTCACGCGCCAATATGGCCCGACCCGAACGCTCGTTAGACGTGGCGCCAAGGCTAGAGTCATAGTAGCCCGTCGTAGACTTAATGTCGTCCGACGCGCCCATCTTAGCCTGAATAAGCCCCGTTTGCGCAAGGGGTGGGGCGGCACGTTGGGGCAGCGGCAGCATGTTGCCAGCGCCGTCCGTAACGTCAGGATTGACCTCCAAATACGGCCAGTTCTGGGTATTGGCGGTCTTCCACTGATGCTCGTATCCCTCAAATTGACCACCGTAGCCGATAAACGGCGCTTTGGGGGCCAAGGCGAGCATTTCTGCCTCTTGGGATACCCAGTAGTTGTACATGCGCTGCGCGTCTTTAGCGTTACGCACGAGGCCGCTGATGTAGATACGGCCCTCAACCTCATATTCGTTGCCGACCACGCGGACAACCGGGATCGACTTACCCGGCCACTCCTGCTCTTCCAGCACTTCGTAGCCGTTCGTCTTCATCCACTTAATCTTGCGGATGTCTACGTCACGGGTGCGAACAGGGGCAAGGCCCATAGCCTCCATCTGCGCGGCTTCGGGCGAGTCAGCGTAGGCGGTCATACCGCCCGGATACAGGTTTAACTTCGCTTTTTCATAGTAAGCGTAGAAGTATTCCGCAATCCGTACTGAATCGTCGGTAATCCACTGCGCCAGATTCTCGTCACCAATACCACGGCTCTGGATCGACGAGATGGGTTCGGCGTCAGGAAAATGACGCTCAAACTCCTCACGGGGCATGTCCTCGGTTATGAAACACCATTCTGCATCGGCTCCGCACGGGTCTTGGATGTGCGGGTCCATATATACCGAGAACGAGTTACGAACGCGAGCAATACGGATGTCTTGGTCGAACGAATCGGGGTCGCAATACTCAGTCAGGATGCGGATATAGCCTTCGCCATACGTGACTTGGTTTTCGCAAGCCGTGTCGTAGGCAACGTCGGCATCCGAAATGTACTCGATGTGCCGGACGATACCGTCAAACACCTCGGCAACTTCAATGTCCGCCTTGTCATCGACCGGGATGACTTTGCCCGCAGGTCGGTTCTGGCGCTGGTCGTTAGTGACCTGCCGAACGTGCTGGGGCAGTTTGTTGATGGTTAGGCAGGGACGAGCGTTGATCGTCTGTCCTTGCACTGCGCCACGGGTGGCTAAGACTTCCTGCGGCCACTGCCAGCGGTTATCTGGAGAACCCGCCATAAAGCGCAGGTCGTCCAATTCGCTGTCCCGAGACTCGCTATAAGCCGTCAGGGACAACTGCATCCGGGTACGCGCTTGGGCAAGGATATCGCCCGTACTACGCGCACGGCGACTCTGGGGCGTATTAGCCACCTGAGCCGCGCCCTTCATCCCTGTCGGGTCTTTAGCCATTACTTGCCCTTCTTACCGGCTTTACGCTTAACCGAATACGCGATGGCAACAGCCTGCTTAACAGGCTTGCCAGCCTTTACTTCAGCGCGAATGTTCTTGCGAAAAGCCCCCTTAGAGGCGGACTTTACAAGAGGCATTAACGCATACCCCGTTTCATCGGAGTCGGTCGAAAATCAACCGCAGTGCGGATCATTTCCTCGTTAACGCGCTTCGGCATACGCGGAGCAGGCATACGGGGCTTCTGCATCCGGCTGTTTTGGATCATGTCACCGACTGTTGCGCCGGGCGACACGCCGATTGGACCGGGGTTTTTCTTTCCGTACATGTTTCTTAGCCTTTTTTGGAGGTTTTACGGGGTTTTCGGGCGGTAAGGGCTGACTTTCTGAAATTGGCAGCCGTTGGAGCGCCCTTAGAACCCGGTTTACGCATCTTTTCGCCCGATCCCGCAGCGATT